GAGACTACAGCAACATTGTTGTCTCCGTGAGTTGACCCTCCAATTGACTTGTAGCCAACAGCTGTGTTTCCATTTCCAAAAACACTACAGCCAAGAGAGTATGATCCAACTGCTGTATTTTTATCACCATTAAAATTCTTTTCTAAAGCTTTATATCCAAAAGCTGAGTTGTCGCTACTTGAATATCCTGCCAGCCTAATGGTACTACCAAGAGCAAGTTCTCCGCCAAGAGTATTCCTAGTAGAAGGCGTTGCAAAATTAAGTGTGTTGATAGATGCATTATCCAATAAGTTATGAACAGAATCAACAATGTCAAGCATATTATGCCTAACATCATAAGGAGAAATTAACATAGACGAGTTGTCTACTATTTCTGTTTTTATGTTGTCGATTATCGTAAATTTATCACGGATAGCCATCTATAAACCTACCTTATTTGAAGCTAATTTCTAGGGACTGGTAGTCAAACTTGACATTGTCACCAGCATAAATGATTCTTGGATTACTCAATTGTGCATGCATTAGTACATTGCCCGGATTGTCAGTCGGGTGAGTACTATGAGTTGGTGAGTCAACAATAGCAATTCCAGATACCCAACCCCAATCTTTAAGGGCGGTTGGAAATACTATTTGACCACTATTTCTAATAACTCCACTTCCAGCTTCAAAATCTTCTCCTGTAAAACTCCAAGTACTTTTAGATGGGGCTCCAAGATTTACCCTTGAATAACCGCTTAAGTTTGAACCATCTCCACTTGGGAGCTCTAAAATAGTTGTGCCTGTAACACTATCGCGCTCTCTTTCATTAGCCTTGACTCCACTAACCAATGCAATTGATATGTTGGAAGGAGCTGAAAAAGATACGCCTCTAAAGAGCCAGTTTAGCACCCCTGACTCTAAATAGTCTGATAAAGCAGCCATTTGCTTGTCTCCTATTCCTGAAAATAACGTGTCTACACTAATATATACACGTAAAAAAATAGCCACCCCCAAGTATATGAGGGTGGCTTTTGATAAAATGGGTTTTAGGGGATATTAGAATGAGCCAAGAATAACTCTTCTATTATCTAAAACACCAAAGCCCATTTCCATGAAGCCGTAGTATCCAGCTCGCTGTTGTCTGTGAAGAGTAGGATCTTCAAAGATTTCAAGCTGAGATTTAACAGGCATCACGAAACTGTCGTTGGCTGACTGGTCAATACCAACAACAAGTTCTACGTCAGAACCTTGAACTGCACCAGAAAGCTGGCCAGTGAAGAAGTCCTGATATTCTTGACCTTCGCCAAGCTCATCAAGATCGTGGAGGTTAACACCAAAAATTCTGGTGATAGGTGCTCCACCTTCTGCTGCGGTGTAGATCTCACGACGAGTAACTTCGTCAACTTGATCTAATCCCCAGTTTCTAACGTCTTCAAGAGCTTCTGGACTGACATACATATCTGTCAAGCGTCCACGTCCAACTGAAGCGCTGTTACCGCCAGAGTTTCTGCGCATAACAGTTTGCATCAGAGAAACAAGTCTCTTGGAAAACTGACCTGCAGTAGCATCAGCATCGTAAACCAAGATATTGCGATCAACGCCAGCAGCCAAAATGGTGTGCCATCCGTCATCGTTAAGTTTCTTGGTGAAACCAGCTTCCAGAACCTGCATAGCGCGTGCTACGATGTCCCAACGAGCTTCTCTAGCATATCGAAGTAAGTAGTCGATTGAGCTAGTGATGCTATAGGTTGGAATCATTACGTAGTCGCCTTCGACGCTACGTTCTGGGATTCTACCGTGACCGGGATTGGTGTAAGCAACGTGCTCACCTTCAAGTCCGGGTGAAATCAGGTCTAATGGATACTCCGTGGTTGCTCCGGGTTCTACATTGATGGTTTCAAAAATATCACCAAGAATGTTGCCAACCAAAACACCTTTACGGAGTGGAAGTTCTAAGGCTTTAGCAAACTCACGTTGAGCTGCAGATGCAACTCCGAGATCGCTGTCGCCAGATTGCTTAAGTAGCGAGATAAATTCATCGCTTGGTCTATCTGTATAAGACATTCTATAATCTCCTTAATCTCTATAAAGGTCTACTAAATAGTCACGTTAGCTTGTGGGAGGTTGATTTCTACTTTGCAGTAGTCATCTTCGTCCTTAGACGTAAGGAACCTACCAATAGCTAAGTTACCGGAGGCAGCCAAAGAGGCTACAGCAATGCTAGCACCGTTACTGATGTTACCATTGTTATGTACATAAGCGATGTCTCCAGCGCTTGGTGTGCCTTGGATATTATTTGTTACAACATATCCCTTACGAAGAACGGTAACTTTTCCGCCCTTTTGTACTTCATCTTTATGTTGATTAAGGTGAGTACGAGTAAGGTCTTTGTTAACTACGTCATTTAATAGAATTCCAACTGGAACAGAATCTGCTGCAATTGCTGCTTTATATTCAACAAGGTTAACACCTTGATCCATAGCAGCACCAGAACCAGCGGTTCCGTGAACAACTACTCCACCACGGGTAACTTCACCCGCGTTGTAGAAGAAGCTGATATCAGTTTGGAGTTCGTATCTATCTGCTTTGAGAGCCATTTTATAAATCTCCTAAAAAATAGTTACTTGTTTAACACGTTTGACGAGATCCAATCAGCGATTGATGCTCTCGTATCTTGAAGTTCGTCAGCTTCTGGCTCAACAAGTGTAGCCTCAGTAGATTCGACTTCTTCAAAAGCTTCTTCTAATTCTGCTTCTGCTTCTTCAGCAGCTTCAGTTTCATCAGTTGCTTCTTCTTCAGCGGCTTCAGTTTCTTCAGCTGCATATTTTTTCTTTGCTTTTTCTTCTGGTTTTTCCTTCTTATCTTCGTCGTCTTTCTTATCAAAAGGGAACTTGCCCTTCTTTGCCATAAGAGAAACAACAGCGTCGAAGGCTTCATCTTCCAAAGCATCGAAATTAGCTAAAGATTCTTCAGCTTCTTCTTCTTCAAGACCAGCCTCTACGAGGGCAGCCTTACGAATAGCAGCTTTTTCTTTTTTATGCATCTCTTCAACTTCAGCTTTACTCGTAGCGAGCTGTTCCTGAGATTGAGCAAGAGCATCTTCCAACTCGGCTATGCGTGCTTGAGTAGACTTAATAGTCTCTTCAAGTTCTGCAATGGCCTCGTCCTTAGAAGTAACATCAGCTTCAAATGCTTCAATTGTAGCAGCAAACTCTTTATCTTTCGCTTCTTCAATCTTAGCTTTGATAGCTTTGTTTTCTTCTTGTGCGGCAGCAAGATCTTGCTTAAGACCTGCAACCTGAGTTTCCAACAGATTTTGATTATCTGACATGGGTAAATCTCCTATAGAAAACTTATTGTCATCGTTATGCTCGATATGGAAGGCTTTCGTTGAATTATTATTAATGATAATACTTCTTGGGTTCGCCGGCTTGGCCACGAGGCCCTTGCCAGAAAATGAGATATTTCTCAAAGCTCTTCCTATAGTATATCCTTCATATTTCCCAGTGCCTCCGTAGGCCCTGAGATGTTTGGTTAAAAATGCCGATTGTTCATCTCTAGAGAGAACTTTATGATTACCATCGGGGTCAACTAATGCGTAATCAAAACCTGCGAACAGGCACTCCATAGAAACAAACCACTTTCCCTCTTCTATTTCAGCAATGATTTGCTGCATCCTGTTTCTGTTATCTGGATCAGTCCAACTGTTATATAACACCGCCTCGCTTATGATATCAAATTTTTGCGGGGCTTCTTGCTGTTCATCTGATATCTTTTTGCCATCCTGATCTAATACATAGCATCCAGTAATGTGTCCAATGATATCATTTTCATTGTGCATGAAGTTAAACTGTTTGTCTTCTGGTGTACTTCTGGCTTCCCAAGTTGCTTCAGCCATAAATACGTCATCGTTTTTGTTCCAACCAGTGGAAACCAAAACTGACTCAAGATAATATAAATCAATCTGGTCTGGATTGCTCTTTCCGGCCATCAGTTTTTTGATAGCATCGGACTGTTCAACCTCTTTATCTTTGCTTACCACAGAAGCTTGGGCGCAGTAAGCAACGGAGGCTTGCGACTTAACCAAGTCGGCAATACCGTCTATTTTTTCTTGTTTATAGATTTTCATGTGTCTTACCTCTAAAAAAGTATACACGATAATAGGAAAATTTGTTAAATAAAGCTATTTGCAAAGAAATTCTACATATGAACTGACAGCTTTTTTCCTGTAAGCGCTTATTGACATAGATGTAATGTCAACACCTTCATCTGATAGTTTGTTCATAAACTCATAAGAACATGTTTTGCCAGACGATAAAGTATTGACTATCAACTGTTCATTTACATCTTGCATTGGCTCTATGGATGTTAGAACATCTAGCTTGATTTTTTCAAGATCAAATGACTCAGACTTTGTTATCTGTCTTAGATTCTTTTTGTTGTTCATTTTTAGAAAAGCGTCTGTTACAACGCTAGATATGGAGTCAAAAGATTCTTGGCTCCAGACTATCAGCTCAGCAAGACCGGGTTTAGATTTTGGCTTTTCTTCCCTTTGTTTTCTAGGTTTTGTGTCTGTTGAAAACTTAGGTCTTCCGTTCTTGTCTTCGTTCTTCTTCTTCTCGTTTGGAGGGCCTCCGACAGGAGCTTTAGGCTCAGGCTTGGGCATAAGGATGTCATCTGGAACACTGGTTTCAAGACCAACGTCTTGAGGAGTAACCTTGCCGGACTGTAATCCAATCTTCTCAAGCTCATGTTCTTTTTGAGGGTTATGATAAGGGCCAGCCTTGTTAGGAGCATCTTCTTTATCTCTGTCCTTGAACTCACGTTTGAGCCTAATTTTTTCCACGGATGGTATTTCCTTAAATCTTTCCAGAATAGTTTCATGGCTAATAATGTCTCTATCAGCCAACTGTAGCAATAGGTTCTTTTCAGTGGCGTCGTCAGCAAGACTCATTTGGTCAAAGTGAATATAAGCAGGTCGCCTAAAGCCCATAGCTCTGCGTACAAGCTCAATTTCCTGCTGCCAGAACTTGATTAATAATTCACGTCCATATTGCAGTCTCTCTACGAGAGTCTTTAAAGATATGAAGTTGTTTGTAAATCCGCCGCTTTGTCCAGCCATACCAGTTAGTGTAGGAGGAACGCCAAGACCCGCATATATACTGTTTAAAACTGAGTTATATTTTTCAGAACCTAAGAACTTGTAAACTTGACTGTTAGACTCTGTATAGCTTAACTCAGGCCCCCAGACAAGTTCCATTGTACCACCACCAACATTACTTGCTAGAATATCTCTAAGCTTGTTAATAGCAGCTCTATTAGGTAGGATCTTATGGTCTAGATTACCAAGAGTCCATAATCTGATATTAGATATTGCGCCATCGAGTGCAGACAAATCAGCAAGTCTCATTTTTTCTAGCATGATAATATCATCTAGAATAGCATAGATCATAGGATTTGCCCAGCGGCTCCAGTCGTCTTTCTTATAATAATATACAGAAAGTCTTTCAGGATCTAGCGGGATTTCTCTTTCTCCTCGCTCTATACTTCGTTTTACTTTAGGTGGCAGTGTATTCATTACCTCAGCAGGTATTGCGCCATTTTTGAAGTTGTCAAACAGCGTGTTACTTGTAAGTGTGAAGTTTTTCACGCCTAGAACTAAAGACATGTCTCCGTTCTTTACGTTTACGCTTAGAGGATTAAAGAAATTATATCGCCAAGGTATGATGTTTTTTTCTATAGAAGGTAATTCGACTTTAATGTCGTTCGCCATTGACTTCATAAACTTATTGAGCTCAGGGGTTACATTTGCGTAACTTCTGTGTAAAATTACGTTACCCGTTCTATATAGGTTGTTTAGAAATCTTTCTGACCTCTCTTTGCCGTCTACTTTCTTAAACCATTGTTGGAAGAATTTTTCAGCACTTTTGTTTGGATGTACTAAATTAATACCCTGACTACCAAAGTCGCCCATCAAATCAATAACATTCCTAATGATTCCAACTTTGTCGTATGCATCCATGCACATCTTAATCGCACGCTTCTGTCTGTGCGGAACTGCTTCGTGAGGTCTGAAAGCATGATAATCCCTACTGCTGAATCCGGGTCTGACAGAACGGTTTGGCTCTACGTTTATAAAGTTTCTATAGTGACTTCCTGTAGATTTAGATAGGCCTCCGTATGCGTCAACATTATCAGTATGAGAAGCGAAAGCCTCCATTCTCTCTTCGTCATTTCCCCAAGTTATCATGTTTTCATTATTGCTCATAATAGTTTCTCTATATCAATTGGAATGTAATTGGAATGGTTACAATATTATACACAAGATTAGTATATATCTTTCATATGCTCGGTAAACCAGTTAGGGCCTGAGTATGGCTCCCCTTTAGAATTTTTCTTATAGTCGTCGTCAAGACTAGCAAACCCTCCATAAAATTTATATTCTTGAGGGGTGGGAGTTCTAGACATTATTCTAGCGGCCATGTTGGCCATAATCAATGCTGAATAGCGGTCTTTTCTCATTTTGCTCTTCTTGCCTGCTCCCACTACTACTTCTGGCGTATCCCACTTGTCTCTGCCACTTGGTGTCTGTGTCATTTGTATCATAGCCAGCTCATCCTTAAGCTCCTCTATATCTAAGACGCAGTTTTCTAAAGTATCAAAAACTCTGTCTTTGAGTCCATCTTCAGCGGCTGATATACCAAGGGTGATAGGATCAAAGAAAGGAAAAATGATTGATTTGTCTTCAAAGTCTTTTCTAAGTCCATGATTAGCTTCTGCAAGCCAGTCGTATTTTGCAAACTGACACATCTCAAGTATGTGCA